TCTCCTTCATGTAGTACTTCAGACTGACCCGCATGGCGGCTTCGCGCATCCTGCTTGGGCTGTGAAGCCATGCGGCTGTGCAGCCCAAGGCCAGCATGGTCTCGAGCTCAGCCCGCTCCTCGTCGCCCCAGCCAACCAGTTCGGCGATGCATTGCTTCAGTCGTTCGTCCTTCAGCTTCGAAGCAGCGACCATGAGGTACTCAAGATCGTCGCGACTGAGGTTCCCTCGGCCATGCATCAACGCGGTGCAGCGGACCGCGTAGTGCTTGATCAGTGAGTCGTGATACTCCTTCGAGCCAACCTGCACGGTCTTTTGCTTCTTAGGCATGGCCTGAACCTCCGCAGGCTGGGCAAGGCATGTCGATGCTATGGAAGCCGTGCGTCTGCTTGACCTTGCCGCTGCCTGAACAGGTGCTGCAGGGTTTGGGCGCGCTGGCTTCTTCCATAGCGACCTTGTAGGCCTTACGGATCTCGTTGAACTCAAAGGCGTTGCCGCCGCGGTCGGGGTGGTGGACCATGACCAACTCACGCCACTTCGCCTTGACCTCATCAGGCGTCGCGGTCTCAGTCAGACCTAGAGTCGCGAACGCCTTGCTCATACCAGACTCCATCCAAACTTGAACAGCAGCCACATGAGTTTGAAGGCCAAGCCGGTCAGCACCAAAGATACTGGGCCACCGAGCAACAGGACCGACCAGCTCACGATGAACTCACGCCAGTTGCTGGCGCCGTAGCGATCACGCCTCCAGTTCATTCAGCACCTCGTCCAGTTTGGTGGCGTACCAGATGGCCTTGCGGTTGTCCTCGACCGAGTCAGCCTTCTTGCCCAGGCGCCACTGGTACTTGATGACCTGGCCACGCAGGAAACCGATGAACTGCTCCCGGCCCAGGGCGGCACGGATGGCGTCGATGCACTCAACCCCGTTGTCGGTCTCGGCGTAGTGGGGCGGGTGGTTGACCATGTCCTTCTTAGGGTCGGTCTTAGTGGTCTTGCGTTGCATCGAGAATCTCCTTGAGTGAGGGCATGACATGGAGCAGAGCGAGGCGGCACATGACCGCAAGCTCACGATGCTCCTTCTGGGTACCGTTGCCGGCACGGAGTTGGATGTAGTGAATCCAACTGCGGATCGAACCTGCCATGTACAACCGGCTGACGGTCAGGCCCTCAGGCAAGACCGCCCTGGCCACCTCCTTCGCGATACCTTGCTCCAAGGCCCACTGGTAGGTCTGGCGGGTCAGCTCAGCTGTTCGGCTTTGCAGCGTGCACCACTGGCGTTGCAACTCAGCATCATCGGTCTCAGTGCTGTTCTGGCGGTTCTTGGTGTCTTGCAGACGGGCTTCGCGGAGCATCACATCGTCGGTGACCTCGGCGTACCGCTGGCTGAACTCTTGGAACGAGAACGAGCGGTGGCGCAGAATCTGCCGGGCGATGTCGCGGGTTGTCTGGATCTCCATGACGGCGTGGGCCATCTCGAACGGCGACCAGTGGTGGTTGCGAGTCAGGTAGTTCAGCAGACGAGGGGCCGTCTCGTGGTTGGCTTGGTTGCTCGGGTTCGAGACCCGAGCGCAGTAGGCCACCAGCTCCTCGCCCGTCTGAACGCCATCAAGCTCGATGGGCTGCGTGAAAGCGATCAGACGGACTTGGCTCATGACTCTTCGCCCTCGTCGAGCTCAGCGCACAGGCCGTTGATAAACTCGAGCAGCTCGGCCTTGGCGGTCGGCACGCCGGTCTGCTCAATCTCGACGTCCTTCTTCTTGCAGCCCAGCTGCTCGACCAGCTCGTCACGCTTGGCGCGAGCATCCGCGTTCGTGGCCGCGTAGCGCTTGGCGCCCGGGCCTGTTACCAGATAGCAGCGCATAAGAAACTCCTTATTTACATTGAGGTGAAAAGAAAGGTGCCTAGGAACTGAACTCCTGGCACCCTTGCGGCTGTGAAGCTTAGGCAGCTTCCTTGATACCGGCGACGATGCCCTTGATGACTTCCTTCGCAGCCTTCGCAGCGGCCTTGTCCTCGGGCAGCTCGGCTTCCTTGATCACGGTCAGGACACGCTTGGTCTCGGCCTTCACGGCCTTGGTGACTTCCTTCTCGACCAGGGCGGCGACTTTCTCGTCTTGCAGCAATTTGCTCATGATGAACTCCAATTGGTTGATGATAGCCTTGGGAAGATCCCCTCAGCAGTTGCGATTCTAATCTGCGCCAGCACGGCTGTAAACATGTGGTTTCAATATTTTGCGGCTTTTTGCCCGCTTTGCTTCTTGTCCCACTTGTTCAGGTGCTCGATCACAAGGGGCCCAACAGCCGTGAGCCAGTGGTCCACGTTCCGCACCGCGTAGAACCGGCCCTGAGACCCATCGGCCAAGCGCACCGGCTTCCCGTTGCAGACCTGCCTGACCCCGGCCCGCGCCAGCTCGCGACCCAGCCCGTTGGCTGTGGTGCCGGTCCGCCCAGTTGGGTCGTAGAACTGCAGCAGCTCCTTGCTGGTGAACAAGTCCTTGTCGATGACCAGCTCCCCGACCCGCAGCACGTGGTCCGGGGTCGCCAGGAGCATGCGCACCCAACCGGCTAGGTCCGATTGCACGTTGGCGATCATCCGCTCCTTGGCTGCCGTCTTGAAGGCCGGGGCTGCCGGGTTGAAGTCGCCCAGGTCCAGGTTCAGCAGGTAGTCGAACACCGCAGCCGAGCCGCCCGTGTCCAGCCACAAGTCGTACTCCATGTAGAACGCCTCGTCCATGGGGCCGACTTGCACCTCGTGGATGAAGAAGCGCCGGTCGTCGTCTTCCAAGAAGAACGAATCCGGGTGATTGGCGGTGAAGAAGTAGTTGATGCAGTCCGGCACCGTGTAGGTAGGCACGTACTTGCCGTTGACGCGGAGCTCCCGCTGCGTGATGAGCTTCTTGAGGAAGTCGGCATCCTGCCGCTTGTTCGAGCCGGTCACGTCGTCGCCCATGACGAACTGCTTGCCCTCGGCCCACTCGTTGAAGGCGCCGTGCAGATCCATCTGGCTAATCTCGGTGAAGTTCTTCCCGTAGATCCGGGCCAGCGTGTAGCCCAGCAGTGACTTACCTGTACCGTGGCGGATGCCGTGGATGACGACCGAGCTGAACAACTTGACACCCGGGTGCTGCAAGGGGTAAGCGCACCAGCGCAGGAACCACTGCTTGGCCTCAGGTTCGGCGTTCGTGAAGATGTGGTCGACAAGCTGCAGGAACAGACTGACGTCGTCCTCAACCGGTTCGACACCCCAGCCCGGCCAGATGTTGAACATAGGCCTCGGCTCCGTGATGAAGCGCTCAGACCCAGGCTGGTAGGTGAGCTTCGTGACCTCCGTGCGCAAGGGCCAGCGCAACCAAGCGGCAGCTGCCGAGACCGCCTTAAAGCTGACCGCGCCATCCTGCTTGAGGTTTCGCTCATGGTAGTTGAGAGGCGCCTGCAGGTGCTCCTTGAAGGCAGATGGTGAAGCCTTGAACCGGGTGTCTTGATCGACGATGAGACCCGGGTCTTGCACGTAGACGTACTTGTCGTTCAGCGACCACAGCGGAGCCGTCAGCCCCAGGGGCTCAGCCTCCGTGAGCAAGCCGCGGAACATCGTGACGGCTGAGGGTCCGGCGTGGACGAGGAAGTCATCAAGCCCTACCTTCTCAAGGCCTGGTAGCTGCGGCAGCGAGACCAGATGCACGAAGCACCCGCGCCGATGCAACTCCTCAGCCAGTTCACGCAAAGCCGCGCAGACCATGGGGTTGGTCTTGTAGTCCGAGTCGAAGCAGATGTAAACGTTACGCTTGAGCCACCGCACGAGGTCGAGGCTGGGGAGCCAATCGACGCCGAGTTTGTGGCTGCGCCAGTTGTACACGCCACCCAGCCCGATGGTGGGGAAGCCTTCCTTGCAGGCCTTGGCGGCTTTGAGTTCGCCCTCAGTGAGGATCAAGGGTTGGTCGGTGTCGCCAAGCAGACCAGACCAGTCTTGGTTGGCTGGGTAGTAGGCGACGGGCGCCGTGTTGGGTTCTTGCACGTACCTGACTGGCTTCTTCTCAGTCATCGATGAGAAGTCAGTTGCGGTCTCGAGGTACCTGAGGCGGTAGAAGGGCTTGCTGCCCGGCCAGTCGCTGAGGGGTTTGCCGTCAGGGTCTAGGTAATCGATGCGGAGACTACAAAGCTGCTTGAATGCTTGGTGCTGAGCCGCCGTCTGCTGGGCTCCTAAGCAGTGCATACTAAGCAGCTTGGCGTCGTCGAGCGTGAGCCCGCTTGATTTGAGCTTGGCTTCGCCTAGGGCGAGCGCTTTGTGGTCGGCGGCTGGTGCCGTCTTCTTTCTTGTGGTTGCCATTGTGTTTCGGTCCTCAATTCGTCGATCATAGCCGCCTCAGCATCGGCCTACCATGCGCTCAGCCGCATGAAAAGGTGGCCACCCCGACCATGAACCTTGCTGAGGGGATCGACGCGGACCATGGTTTAACAACCGAAGGAGACGTCACGACCGGGGCGGCCAAGACAAATTCTAGTTCGATTATTGCCAGACGTAAACGGTGGGTTATTTCTCCTGCCCGTAAGGCAACTTGATGATGTCTACCACCTCCATGGATTCTTGATCGAAGAACTGCGCACGAAGTCCTCCGGCCTTAGAGAACTTGATCTTGAGTGTTGACTCTTTGACACCTGCAAGCTTAGCTACAGCCTCCCAACCTTGAATTTGCCGAGTGGTTCCGTCCCGGTATTTGAGTTGGAATGGTTGCTCGACACGTCGCTTGGACCAGTATTCTGAAATGGTCTTCGATTGTTTGGCCCGCTGCTCCTCGTCCCAACGAGGCTTTGGGACTTGTAATTTGACCAGTTCGAGCAGTTCTTGTGGCGCTTGGCGCTTGGCGCTTGGAAGCGCATCCACCAAGTGTTGGAGCAAATTGATAAGTTCTGGGGCCATGGTCTTTCTCCTGTAAAGTGACAAATCATATTCTATATTGAATGACCTGTAAACTACACTACCGCTACAGAACTACTCAGCTACGGGGCGCCCTATTCTCTACTCCTCTCTTTCTAAATATATATCTTTATTTCTTTCTTTACTTTAGAAAGATAGAAAGAGAAGAGGACTGTAGTTTATGTAGTTTCTGAAAAACTCCTTACAGATTAACAACTTACGCTACTACAGAACTCGCTACACAGGCCGTGGCCCCGCCGCGGTGTAGTGGGCCTCCCACCTATGTACGAGAGGCTCCACATGTGTTAGAGCGGTTTACGCCACGGTGGAAACAAGTTACGATCCGCCCATTCGTGAATTTGATTCACAACTTTTCTTTGTGGAGTGGGCCTATGGCAGTTGGTGGAGCGCGACCAGGAGCAGGGCGGCCGAAAGGTCGGACCAACTCCGTCACCGCCGAAGCCCGCAAGGTCGCTGCTGAGTCCGGGATGCTGCCCCACGAGTGGTTGTTGAAGGTGTCACGCGGCGAGCCCATTGAGCAGAAGCGTTGGAAGATCATCTACGACAAGCAGGGCAACGAGAAAGGTCGCGAGCTGATCACCGAAGAGGTATATGCTGACTTCCCCACCCGCATCGATGCCGCAAAAGCCGCCTCCCCGTACTACGCACCTCGCCTTGCCGTGCAAAACGTCTCGATCACTGGCAACACTGACGCCGTGTCTGAGACCCTGAAATCCATCGCGGAGAAGCTGCCTGTATGAGCGAGCTTCAGGCCATCAACCCAGCTCACGCGCAGGACATTGCCCGTTGGTACCCGCTGACTGAGCACCCGGTGCAGACCTCTTTGGTCAATGACCCAGTGCGGTTCAAGGTGGTCCCGGCTGGTCGCCGGTCAGGCAAGACAGAACGCGCCAAGCGCTTCGTGGTTCGTGAGGCCATGCGGGAACCCGGCCCCTACTTCGTAGCTGCTCCCACTCGGGACCAAGTCAAGCGGATCTACTGGGCCGACCTCAAGCGCCTGTGCTTCACCTCAGTCTTGGGCGACCGCTCAGTGAGCGAGTCTGAGCTACAGATCCGCCTCCCCAACGGCAGCACGATCAGCCTTATCGGTCTTGACCAACCTCAGCGCATGGAAGGTGTGTTCTGGGCTGGCGGCATCATCGACGAGATTGCTGACGTACGCGAAGGTGCTTGGGAGGAGAACATCAGCCCAGCCCTCGACACGTTCAACCCGACCAAGCCTGACTATCGCGCATGGTGCTGGTTGATCGGTGTACCTGACGGCTTGAACCACTACTACGAGATGGCCGAGTACGCCAGGACCAGCAATGATCTTGACTGGAAGCTGTACACGTGGAAGTCGGCCGACATCCTGCCTGCTGACGTCATCGAGGCCGCCAAGCGCCGCATGTCGTTGAAGCAGTTCCGCCAGGAGTACGAAGCCAGCTTCGAGACGGCTGCGGGCAAGGTCTACGAGGACTATGGCCCTGAGAACGAGACGAATGAAACCATCAAGCCCCATGAGCAACTCATGTGGCACCACGACTTCAACTACACGCCCATGTCGTCTGGCATCGGTGTGCGTCGTGGCGATGACTTCTACATCCTCGACGAGATCGTGCTCCAGTCCGCAGTGGCTCGGCAATCGGCCCTTGAGTTCGTGGAGAAGTTCAAGAACCACAAAAACCGGACTGTCATCGTGTATGGTGACCCAGCAGGCCGAGCCGGTGAGAAGCACGGCCACGCCTCGGACTACACTGAGATCGAAGGTGTGCTGAAGTCGAACAACTGGACCGTGGTGCGCAAGGTCAAGAACGCAGCTCCTGCCATTCGTGATCGCCAGAACGCCGTGCGTGCCAAGATTTGCAACGCGGCTGGGAAGCGTAGTCTCTTCGTGAACCCGGTCACGGCACCTTACGCTCACAAGGGCTTGGCCACCGTGCAGATCAAGAAGGGTTCTACCTTCCTTGAGGAGGATGGCGAGTATCAGCACATCACGACGGCCATCGGCTACTGCGTCGACCACGAATGGCCAGTGCGTCCGGAACCCAAGAAGATCGATGCAACTCCGGTCGCCTCTGTCCACCATTTCAACAGGAACTAAACCATGGCCCGAATGTCAAAAGCCGAGCGCCACGCGCAAATCCACTATGAAGCCATGGTGGAGTTCGACAACATCCAGTCCGCCTTGCGCGACGAACGGTTGCAGTGCCTCCAAGACCGCCGCTTCTACTCGATCGCTGGTGCCCAGTGGGAAGGTCCGCTGGCCAAGCAGTTCGAGAACAAGCCGAAGTTCGAGGTTAACAAGATTCACCTGTCGGTCATTCGCATCATCAACGAGTACCGCAACAACCGCATCACCGTCGACTTTGTGAGCAAGGAAGGCGCAGAGTACGACAAGCTGGCCGACACCTGCGACGACCTGTACCGCGCCGATGAACAAGACAGCGTGGCCGATGAGGCCTATGACAACGCCTTTGAGGAGGCCGTGGCTGGCGGCATCGGGGCTTGGCGCCTGCGGACTGAGTACGAGAACGACGAGGATCCAGAAGACGAGCGCCAGCGCATCCGCATCGAGCCGATCTTCGACGCCGACAGCTCGGTGTTCTTTGACCTGAACGCCAAGCGGCAAGACAAGTCCGATGCCAAGCGCTGCTTCGTGCTGACCGCCATGACCCGCGATGCTTACGCCGAGGAGTGGGGCGACGACCCGGCCAGCTGGCCCAAGGAAGTGCACCAATGGGAGTTTGACTGGCTCACACCTGACGTTGTCTTCGTGGCCGAGTACTACCGCGTCGAGGAGACCCGTGAAACTGTGCAAGTGTGGCAAGATTTGGCTGGCGGCGAGGAGCGCTACTTCGATGGCGACTTCGAGAAGGATCCGGAGCTGCTGACTAAGCTCGAGGCTGTTGGCAGCAAGCTGGTCCGCACCAAGCAGGTCAAGCGCCGCAAGGTGCGCAAGTACATCCTGAACGGCGCCCGTGTGCTCGAGGACTGCGGCTACATCGCCGGCAAGTACATCCCCATCGTTGTGGTGTATGGCAAGCGCTGGTTCATCGACAACGTCGAGCGCTGCATGGGTCACGTGCGCCTAGCCAAGGATGCTCAACGCCTGGCCAACATGCAACGGTCCAAGCTTGGCGAGATCAGCGCCTTGTCCTCGGTGCAGAAGCCGATCCTGACTCCTGAGCAGATCGCGGGCCACCAAGTCATGTGGTCTGAGGACAACATCAAGAACTACCCCTACCTGCTGATCAACCCGATCACTGACATGAACGGCAACCAGACTCTTGCCGGTCCTGCCGCCTACACCAAGTCGCCTGACGTGCCTCCGGCCATGGCGGCTTTGCTGCAGATCACTGAGCAGGACATGCAAGACCTGTTGGGCAACCAGCAAGCGGCTGAGAAGCTCGAATCTAACATCTCGGGCAAGGCAGTTGAGCTGATCCAGAACAAGCTCGACATGCAGGCCTTCATCTACATGAGCAACTTCGCCAAGGGCGTCCAGCACTGCGGTGAAATCTGGCTCAGCATGGCCAAAGAGGTCTACGTCGAGGAAGGTCGCAAGATGAAGGGCATCGGCGAGCAGGGCGAGATGAGCCAAGTCGAGCTGGTCAAGCCCATGATCGGCGAAGAAGGCGAGGTCGAAGTTGAGAACGACCTGTCTGAGGCTGAGTTCGACGTGGCTGTGCAGGTTGGCCCGTCCAGCTCCAGCAAGCGCGCCGCCACCGTCCGCGCCCTGACCGGCATGATGCAGATCACGCAGGATCCTGAGACGCTGCAGGTGCTGTCGGCCATGGCCATGATGAACATGGAAGGCGAGGGCATCACCGAGGTGCGTGACTACTTCCGCAAGAAGCTGCTGCGCCTGGGTGTCGTCGAACCGACTGATGAGGAGAAGCAAACCCTCATTCAGGAAGCTCAGAACGCCAAACCTGACGCCCAGACTCTGTACCTGCAGGCTGCGGCCCAGGAGGCTGAGGCCAACGCCCAACGTTCGCGTGCCGACACCGTGCTCACGGTCGCTAAGGCCGAGGAGACCAAGGCCAAGACCCTCAAGACCGTGTCTGAGGTCGACGCCATGGACCAGAAGCAGGCGCTGGAGGTCATTGACCGATTCGGCGTGGCACCGCAGCCAAGTCCAGAAGTTTCTGTGGTGGCGGTCGAACCGCCTCCGCAAGTATAAGTTATGCGGCACCCACCCAGCCGCTTCTTTGGGTGAGTTGATACATGGGTCCACTATGGGAAAAAAGGCAGTAACGGTCGAACCACCGATCGTCGAGGACGATGAGGTTGCGACGCTCGATGACGAGCAGCAGAGCACCGAAGCTGGTGAGGGCGAGGAAGCGAAGGCGACCGAGCAAGCCGCTGGCGAAGGTGAGCAGCAAGTCGACGGGCAGGCAGCTGAGTCTGATGACGATGAAGTTGTGGTCTCGATTGGTGAGGAATCGCCGCCTCAAGACGAAGCAGCTCATGCACCTGAATGGGTACGAGAACTGCGCAAGAAGAACCGCGAAGATCAGCGTCGCATCAAAGAACTTGAAGACGAGTTGAAACGAGCCAAAGCACCTGCTGAGACCAAGCCGGCAGCGCTGGGCAAGAAACCAACTCTCGACGACTTTGACTACGACACTGAGAAATTCGAGCAGGAGTTGGCCGCCTGGTACGACCGCAAGCGAGCAGCCGATGAGGCTGAGCGCAAAGCGCGTGAGAAAGAACAGGAAGCTGAGCAAGCTTGGAAGAAGAAGCTCGATGACTATGGCAAGGCGAAAGCCGAGCTCAAGGTCAAGGACTTCGATGACGCCGAGTTGGCCATGCAAGACCAGTTCAACGTCACGCAGCAAGGCATCATCGTGCAAGGAGCTGACAACCCCGCTCTCGTGGTCTACGCGCTGGGCAAAAACCCGAAGAAGGCCAAGGAGCTCGCATCAATCACCGACCCCGTGAAGTTCGCTATTGCGGTCGGCAAACTGGAGACTCAATTGAAAGTGACCAATCGCAAAGCACCGCCTCCGCCTGAAAAGACGCTCCAGGGAACTGGACCTAAATCTGGCGCGGTGGACTCAACCCTCGAGCGGCTCCGTGCCGACGCCGAGAAGACCGGAGACTACACCAAGGTCCTTCAGTACAAACGGCAGAAGCGCGAAGCAACCAAATCTTGATCTTGAAATAGGAGCCAAACATGGCAAACGCATTTAGCAAAGAAGAACGCGTCGCGTTCGAAAACCTTCTGGAAGGCTTCCAGGACGCCCTGGTGCTGTCGCGCAACGTCAGCATCTACAACACCGACTCCACCATGATGGAGCGCACCAACAACGTCATCTGGCGTCCGATGCCGTACATCGCCCAGTCGATCAGCTCGACTCCCGGCGTGTCGATCGCAGGTTCGTACCAGGACATGACCCAGCTGTCGGTTCCGGCCACCCTCGGGTTCAGCCGCACCGTGCCTTGGACCATGACTGCTCTCGAACTGCGCGACGCGCTGCAAGAGAACCGCCTGGGCGATGCTGCCAAGCAGAAGCTGGCCAGCGACATCAACCTCGCCATCATGAACGTGGCTGCTGCCCAGGGTTCCCTGGTGGTCGACGTCTCCGGTGCTGCCGGCGACTACGACGACGTGGCTCTGGCCGACTCGATCATGAACGAGCAAGGCGTGGTGAACTTCGACCGCTTCCTGGCCCTGTCTAGCCGTGACTACAACGGCCTGGCCGGCAACCTGGCGGCTGTGACCCGCAGCTTCGGCAACCAGAAGTCCGACCGCGCTTACGAGCGCAACTACGTCGGCATGGTGGCTGGCTTCGAGACCTACAAGATGGACTACGCCAACCGCATCGCTGCGGCCGGTGGTGGTGCCACCTTGATTGACACTCAAGCCGCAGCCAACAACTACCTGGTGCCGTCTGCCACCTCGACCGCCCTGACTGGCGAAACCCAGAACGTGGACAACCGCTTCCAGACCATCACCGTGGACAACACTGGTGGCATCGTGGCTGGTGACGCGTTCACGATCGACGGTGTCGAGGCTGTGCATCACATCACCAAGCAGTCGACTGGCCAACTGAAGACCTTCCGCGTCGTTCAAGTTGTCGACGGTACCCATCTGGTCATCACCCCGGGTATCATCAGCAACCAGGGTGGCACGGACGCCGAAGCTCAGTACCAGAACTGCATCGTGACTCCTGCCGCAGCCGCGCCGTTCACCTGGCTCAACGCCAACGCCACGAACATCAACCCGTTCTGGCAGCGTGACGCGCTGGAGATCCTGCCCGGCCGCTACGCCGTCCCGACCGATGCAGGCACCGCAGTGATGCGCGCCAGCACCGACCAGGGCATCGAGCTGGTCATGCAGAAGTGGTACGACATCAACAGCATGACGACTCTGTACCGTCTCGACACGCTGTTCGGTGTGGTCAACAAGCAGCCTGAGATGAGCGGCATCCTGCTGTTCAACCAGTAAGCAACTGAGGATGGGAGGCTTCGGCCTCTCTCCTCTCCATTAAGGAGACCACCATGCCGTTGAAAAAGGGTTACTCGCAGAAATCCATCTCAAGCAACATCAGCAAGGAGATGAAGGCCGGCAAGCCTCAAAAGCAAGCCGTGGCAATTGCATTGAGCACTGCACGTGAGGCGGCCAAGAAGGCCGGCAAACCAGGCAAGGCTCCGATGAAGAAGGGGAAGAAATGAGTTTTCCATCACTCGTCTACCGTTGCCCTGGTCCACACCGGAAGCCAGGTCAAGGCACCTACGCCTACGCCCAGGTCAAGACTCAGGAAGAACTCGACGCCAAGCTTGCGTCTGGTTGGTTTGCCACCTTCGACGAGGCCAAAGAGGCCGCAGGCGAGGTTGCTCCGAGCAAGAAACCATCGAAAAAGTCTGGACGCCGCCTTAAACCGTCGCGCCCGCTTGATGGCGTGAACCGCCGACTGCTGCCCAAACCCACCGAGCAGACTCAAGAAGCCGTGGAAGAGGCCAAGGACGACCAACCTGCGACCCGCGATGAGCTTGAAGCCAAGGCCACTGAGCTCGGCATCGCGTTTACTGACAAGACAACTGACGCCAAACTGCTGAAGTTGATCACCAAACACCTGGAGAGCTGATATGGGCTGGACTAAGCGCCAATTCGTGACGCAAGCATTTGAAGAAATCGGGCTGGCTGCTTACGTCTTCGACCTGCAGCCTCAGCAACTTGACAGCGCCCTGCGCAAACTCGACGCTATGATGGCTTTGTGGAATGGCAAGGGCATCCGGTTGGGTTACCCGCTGCCGTCGAGTCCACAAGACAGCAACCTTGATGAGGAAACCCTGGTCCCCGACTCAGCCAACGAGGCCATTTACACCAACTTGGCCCTGCGGATTGCCGGAGGTCTTGGCAGACAGCCTCAGGACGTGACCAAAGCGGCCGCCAGGGCTGGTTACGAGGTCTTGCTCTCACGAGCTGCCATGCCGATGGAACAGCAGTTCCCTGGGACCCTTCCTGTTGGCGCAGGGAACAAACCTTGGAACAACTACGACAACCCGTTTGTCAACCCGCCTGTGGACCCGGTGCTTGCCGGCCAAGACGGTCCGATCCAATTCAACTAAGGAGCTGTCATGCCTCAAATCAATCAACTTCCGGTCCTCAGTCAGGTCTCGCCTGGCGACCAGATCCCTGTCTTTACGCCGAACAACGGCGACGCGCGCCGCCTGCCGATCAGCCAGCTACTGGCGTTCTTCCAGCAGTCATTCGCCAGCCCGACATTGTCGACCCAGTTCGCCACACCTGGCACTGGTTTCAACGTCGCCATCCAGACGCCTGTCAGCGAGCAGCAGTGGTTGATCATTCAGCCTGCCGGCACGCTGGCCACCGGCACAGTCACCCTGCCGCTGAACACGCAGACGCCTGATGGCACCGAGGTGCTCATCACGACCACGCAGCAGATCACAGCCTTCACGCTGGCATTGAACGGGGCTGCTGCGGCGTTTGGCGCGCCCAGTACGTTGTCGGCCGAGGACTTCTTCCGTGTGCGCTACTACGCCAACACTAATTCTTGGTATCGGATTGCCTGATCATGGCCACCAAGAAAGATCCTCGACTGGACCGCGCAGGTGTGCAGGGTTTCAACAAGCCCAAGCGCACGCCTTCGCATCCTACCAAGTCGCATGTCGTCGTGGCCAAAGCTGGCGATCAAGTCAAGACCATCCGCTTCGGTCAGCAAGGCGTGTCTGGCTCGCCAAAACGCGAGGGCGAATCGAAGTCTGACAAGGCGCGTCGAGAATCTTTCAAGGCCCGTCATGCCAAGAACATTGCCAAAGGCAAGATGAGTGCTGCCTACTGGGCAGACAAAGTGAAATGGTGACCTGAATGCAAATCCCAATCGTCAACGGCATCTACACTGACAACGGACCTGACCTGCGCACGTCGTATCCGGTCAACATGGTGCCCACACCGAAGAAGCAGGGCGTCAGCAACGGCTACCTGCGCCCGGGCGATGGCATTGTTGCCAACGGTTCTGGTCCTGGCGCGGATCGTGGCGGCATCAACTGGAACGGCACGTGTTACCGCGTCATGGGCACGAAGTTGGTAACAGTGGCCAGCAACGGCGCTGTGACGGTACTTGGTGACGTCGGTGGCCCAGTCAACACGTTGGTGACGATGGACTACAGCTTTGACCGCCTGGCCATCGCCTCTGGTGGCCGCCTGTACTACTGGAACGGCGCGCTCACACAGGTGACCGACCCAGACCTGGGCGTGGTGCTCGACTTCTGCTGGGTCGACGGCTACTTCATGACGACTGACGGGACCAACCTAGTCGTCACCGAGCTCAATGACCCGACGCAGGTCAACCCGCTCAAGTATGGCTCGTCTGAGGTCGACCCAGATCCGGTAGTTGCCCTGCTCAAGTTGCGCAACGAGGTCTACGCGCTGAACCGCAACACCATCGAAGTATTTGACAACGTCGGCGGTGACTTCTTCCCGTTCCAGCGCATCGACGGTGCTCAGATCCAGAAGGGTGTCATCGGCACCTTTGGTTGCTGCGTCTACATGGAGATGATCGCGTTCCTAGGCTCAGGTCGCAACGAGGCACCCGGCATCTACATGGGTTCGAATGCTTCAGCCAACAAGATCAGCACGCAAGAGGTCGACGAGATCCTGTTGCAGTTCACTGAGGCCCAGCTAGCCGCCGTCAAGTTGGAAGCGCGCAACGACAAGAACCACCAGCATCTGTACGTGCACCTACCTGACCGCACGTTGGTCTATGACGCGGCCGCCTCGGCTGAGATGGAGGTGCAGGTCTGGTTTACGTTGACAACGACGATCGTGGGGTTCAGCCAGTACCGCGCGCGCAACCTGGTCTGGGCCTACGACAAGTGGTTAGTAGGCGATCCTCAGTCAAGCAACATCGGCTACCTTGACGACACCGTCGGCAACCACTGGGGCCAACCAGTGCGCTGGGAGTTTGGCACGACGATCGTGTACAACGAGGGCAATGGAGCCATCTTCAGCGAACTTGAACTTGTCGCCTTGACTGGTCGCGTCTCGCTCGGCGTTGACCCGATTATCACCACTAGCTACTCGCTCGACGGCTTGGCTTGGAGTCAAGATCAGTCCATTCGTGCCGGTAAGATCGGCCACAGTCTGAAGCGCCTGCTCTGGTTGCAGCAAGGGTTTATGCGCAACTGGCGGGTCCAGCGGTTCCGCGGTACGAGTGATGCCCACTTGGCATTCATGCGGCTTGAAGTTCAAGTCGAACCACTGGCGTACTGATCATGGCAACGCAAAAGCTCAACCTCACTCGCGACCAGCTCGCCACGTTCCTCAAGAACCACGAGCAGATCAAGCAATTCGAGAAGCTGTTTCAGATCGCCGACGAGATATCTCCGGCCACCGATACGCAGGGCATCGGCATCCAGGCAGGCAACGCTGACGCAGCGGCCAACGAGGCACTGGCCCAGATCGTCAGGTTGGCACAAGACGCTGCGATCAACAGCGGCGCGGCCGACCAGAAGGCTGTACAGGCCCTGGACATACTCGAACGCGTAGCTCAGGCGTTGGCCTACCTCGCAACAACTCCAGTCGTGCAGAACAACAACTCGGTAGTGGCGGATTACGTTGATCTAAATGCAGCACCGCACGCCAATCGAATCCGCAGACTGGCGTGGAACTCAACCGACCAAGCGCCGGAGGTCGGAATGGATTACGACGTGACTCAGCAGATCGGTCTGGAGTGGTACGCCCGTGTCGGAAATACCACAGGTGTCACGATCCCGAACGGCACGGTGGTCGGCTTTGCCGGTGCAACACCTAACGCGCTTCTTGTTGCCCCATACCTCGCCGACGGCTCTAGTCCGTCCCTGTACATCCTCGGCGTGATGACCCATGACCTGCCTGACAGCGGCGAGAAAGGTTATGCAACAGTCTGGGGCTTCGTGCGCGACCTGGACACCAGCGCGTTCAGCGTTGGAGACATTCTCTACGCCAGTCCGTCCGTTGCAGGTGGCCTCACGAACGTCAAACCGACGGCGCCGAACAACGTCATCCCGGTCGCTGCATGCATCGTGTCTGATGCGGCTGCTGGAGTGATTTTTGCGCGTCCGACCATCGAACAGCAGAAATATTACGGCATCTTCACCAAGACGACAGACCAGACGCCGGCGGTGATCAACACCGAATACCTGCTGACGTTTGACAACACGCAGATCAGCAACGGCGTGGCCATTGGCGCCCCGGCATCCAGGATCATTGTCCCAGAATCCGGCCTGTACAACTTCGACGCGACCGTGCAATTGACCAGCGGAAGTTCGTCGGCAAAGAACATCTGGGTGTGGTGGAAGAAGAACGGCGCAGCAGTGGCCAATTCTGCCCGCCTGGTGACTTCGGACGTCAACAATGGCTACATCCCGATTGCGCTGAGCGAGTTTTTCTCGCTGGCTGCCAACGACTACATCGAGTTGGCGTTCGCGGCAGACAGCACCAACGTGACTGTCGACAGCGTGGCTGCAACGGCATTTGCTCCTGCGTCTCCCGCAATCATCCTCAACGTCACTCAAGTTCAACAGTAAGGAGAACATCATGTCCGTTTCAGTCAAAACCCTCATCGATGCCAAGCAGGCCGAGAACGCCCAGACCACCCAGTACACGGCTGTGAACTGCAAGACCATCATCGACAAGTTCACAGCCACCAACACCAGCGCCAACAACGTAACGCTGAGCGTAAATCTTGTGGGGTCTGGAGGGTCGCCAGGCGTCAGCAACCTCATTGTGGACGCCAGGACCGTGGCGCCTGACGAGACCTACACCTTCCCTGAGCTTGTGGGCCAGGTGCTGGAGCCAGGCGACTTCATCTCCACATTAGCTGGCGCTGCCACGTCGCTCACAATCCGTGCCAGCGGCCGCGAAATCACCTGAGTATTTACAACTAGGCGGATTCGTAGTAGGATCCATCCTAGTTGTGAACCAGATTCACAACAGCTGAGCCGATCGATCGAGCAGCCAGCAGCTCACAACCGCCCTGAACAAGGAGAATGTGGATGCTGGCTGTCGCTGTTTCTGAAGGTATCACTGAGAACCACCTGCAAGAGGTGTACTCTGATGCCTACATCACCAAGGTTGGTCACGACCACCGCCCGGCTGCGCCCATTCACCACCCTCTGGTCACCTACCTGACCGCGACGGTTGACGGCAAGTTTGCCGGCGCCTTTATGGCCATCCAGCAAACATCTGTGGAGTTAGAACTCCACTCGCTGTTGAAGAAATCAGCAGTCCCACATTCTCGTCGGCTTGGCCGCGAGTTCCTACGCTGGGCCTTCGAGTCACGCCCCATCTTGCGCGTGACTGCATACATCATTGAAGGTCTGGAATCAGCAAAAAACTACTGCCTCAAGCTCGGGATGAAACTCGAGGGCTTTCGCCGTGACGCCTGCGTTCAAAGTGGCCACGTGAAAGGCCTCTACATCTTGGGCATGACGCGTCAAGATTGGAGCCAAGTATGAGTTTCATCGGAGACTTCATCGGTGACGTCGTCGGTGGCATCACCGGCGCAAAACAAGCTGGGCAAGCAGCCGAACAGGCTGGCCAGCTTCAGTACCAGGCCTCGATGGCCGGTGTCGAGGAGCAGCGTCGCCAGTTCGACAAGTTGGTCGAACTCATGGCCCCGTACGTGGCCGCAGGCGAAGGCGGCATGGCCGGCCAACAGGCTTTGGTTGGTCTCAAAGGACCTGAAGCTCAGCAGCAAGCCATCTCGGCACTGGAGCAGTCGCCTGAGTTCGCCAGTCTTGTCCAACAAGGCGAGAACGCGCTGTTGCAGCAAGCGTCAGCCACAGGTGGTCTGCGTGGTGGCAACACGCAAGCAGCACTTGCCCAGTTTCGCCCGCAGATCCTGTCAGCCCTCATCGAACAGCAGTACGGCCGCCTCGGTGGTTTGACCAAGATCGGTCAGGCTTCGGCCGCCGGCCAAGCTGCCGCCGGCATGGAAACGGGTTCTAACGTAGCCAACCTGCTGCAGCAAGGTGGCGCCGCCCAAGCAGGTGCCGCCATCGCAGCCGGCAGCGTGCCTCGCCAGACGTTCGGTGACATCCTGAAGATCGGTGGCACGGTCGCAGGCTTCTTCTAAGGACAACGAACATGGCAATCAACCCCCCGCAAGGTCCGATCAACTACATGGCAGCAATGCCACAAATTGACCTGGGCCAAAGTCTTCTCGAAGGTCTGAAACTTGGTTCTGGCATTCGTCAGATGCGTGAGCAACGCGCTGAGACTCAACGTGTTGAAGAAGCACGCGTTCAGTACGCCAAGGACCTGCAGGCCACTCTCGACAATCCAACGCCTCAAGCATTCGCCGCCTTGTCGGCCAAGTACCCACAGCAGCGCGAGGCGTTTAAGCAGTCGTGGGAGATGTTGAACAAGGACCAACAGGACTCTGAGTTCCTGGCTGGTTCCCAGGCGTTCAACGCCATCCGCAGCGGCAATGTGCAGGTGGCCAAGGACCTGCTTGACCAGCGCATCGCGGCCATGGAGAACAGCGGCCAACCTACGCAGAAGATGCAGGCTATGCGTCAAGCTCTTGAGGGCGACCCCAAGGTTGTGCAAAGTCAACTTGGTTTGGTGCTGTCGGCTGTTGATCCCGACCGCTGGACGAAGTTCGCCACCGGCAGCACGGCCCTTGAGAAGGCAGGCGCTGAGTTGACTGAGTCGCAGGCCAAGGCCCAATCTGCTGCTGTGGGCGCTAAGTTCGCTGAGTCGAACGCCGCCCTTGACATCCAAAAGAAGGGTTGGGACATCACCAAGATTCAGGAAGACATTAAGATCGCCAAGCAGAACGCTGGCATCGCTGCGCTCAACGCTCAGATCTCTCGCGAGGGCAACGACCTCAAGAGGCGTGAACTCCAACTCAAGGTCCAAGAGATGGAGCAGAAGCGTGATGAAGCGGTTCGTGGCAAGGTAGCTGAGGCCAGCACGGCGGCCGCCCAAGCCGACAACCTGCTCAACACGGTCGAGAAAGCGCTCAACATGTCGGTCACTGGACGTGACAAAGCTGGCAAACCGACTGGCTTCACCGGCACGGTCACGTCGGCCACCGGGCCGATTAGCTCGCGTATGCCCACGCTCAGTCAGGACGTGGCCGATTTTGAGGAAATGATCAACACGCTGGGCAGCCAAATCACCATGTCCCGCATCGGTGAGATGAAAGGCGCCCTGTCTGACAAGGACTTGGCCACTCTCCAGTCGTCACTGCAGTCGCTCAGTCTGCGTCAGTCACCGCAGCAGTTGGTCAACAACCTGCTCGAGGTGCAACGCCTGACCCAGAAAGCACGCAAGAACACCATGGACAAGTTTGGCGCACCTGCCACGTTGTCCGTGCCTGACACGCCTGCTGCCCAACCGAGCCCTGCTGAGATTGATGACCTCGTCAAGAAATACGGAGGCGGCCGCTAATGGCAACCCTTCAAGAACTTGAGCGGGCTTTGGTCAATGCTGACCGGTCCGGAGATACTGACGCAGCACGCAAGTTGGCTGCAGTCATCTCGCGCGCCCGCCAGGACGTCGTTAACCAGATCCCAGACACCACTGTGGCTGAGACGATGCCTCAGTACGTCGAACCCACCGTCGGCGAAAAGATCGTCGGTGCCGGCGAGACCGCGCTGACCTTGGCAACCGGGGCAACTGGCGGCACTGTCGGTATGATCGGTGGCACCCTCAAGGGCCTGGCTGAGCAGATCCTGTCTGGCAAGTTTGGTACGCCAGAAGCTGCCAAACTGGTTGAGCAGGAGGCCATGAAAGGTGCCCAGGCACTGACCTACGCGCCTCGGACCGAGGCTGGTCAGGAAATGGCGCGTGAGACTGGCCAGTTCTTGGCTGAGACCATCCCGCCAGTCATCCCCGTCGTCGGTCCACCTGGTGCTGTCATGTCTGGCATCCGCACCGCACAGCCTGCCGTGGCTACGACTGCCCGCCAAGCCACAACTGCAGCCCGCCAAGCGGCCGCACCCGTCGTGCAAGCGGTCAAGGAGACGGCCCAGACCGCCGCCAGCAAGGCGAAGCAGGCAGTAGGTCTGGAAGTACCTCCTCGCGCAACCCCTGGTACCCCAGGTTCAGCAGGCGCAGCAGGCGTTGACATGGCAACCCAACGGGCTATGAAGGCCCAGGAGCTGCCTGTCCCTATCAAGTTGACTGAGGGCCAGAAGACACGCCAGTTCGAGGACGTCCGCTTCGAGCGCGAGACCGCCAAGCTGCCTGAGGTTGGTGAACCGTTGCGCGAACGCTTTGCCCAGCAGAACCAGCAACTGCGCCAAAACCTCGACGCCTTCATCGACATGACTGGTGCCCAGGTCGGTGAGTCTGAGTTCCGCCGTGCGACTGGTATGGCGGTCAACGAGGCGCTTCGCAGCCGCGCGGCTCGCGACAAGGCCCGTATCCGCGTCCTCTACAAGGAGGCCGAGAAGGCCGGTGAGCTGGCCAGTCCAGCCAACCTGTCGCCGATCGCCGACTACCTGAACCAAAACCGCGCCGGCCGCTCGTCGGCCCCCATCATGGGCACCTTCGCTGAGGAGCTCAAGGTGCAGGGTATTGGAGCTGGTTCGCTAGCCGATGGCACCTTGCAGATCGGCGAGGTCAGTCTTGGCCAGGCCGAGGCTCTGCGCAAGGCGATCAACCGCTTCGTCAAGAGCAATGACCCCAACGACGTGCGGGTCGCTAGTGAGCTCAAGCAGTTGATCGACACCCAGACCGAGGGGCTCGGCGGCAACCTGTACCAGCAGGCCCGCGCGGCCCGCGCTCGCTACGCGGCCGACTACGAGAACATCGGTTTGGTGAAGAACCTACTTGGTTTCAAGCGTGGCACCACTGACCGCGCCATCGCGTTGGAGGAGGTGCTCAACCGATCGATCATCGACCCTGGAACCTCGCTTGACACCGTCCGCCAGATCCGTCGGTTGCTCCAGACCGAGGGTCCTAAGGGCATGCAGGCTTGGAAGGAGTTACAAGGCGGGACGCTCCAGTACATCAAGGAAGAGGCCCTGCGCAACGTGGCACCTGATCAGTTCGGGAACCGTATCGTGTCGCCAACTCAGCTTGACCGTGTCATCACCAACCTCGACAAGAACGGCAAACTCGACTTCGTCTTTGGTAAGAAGGGCGCCGAACAGTTGCGCACCATCAACGACGTGGCCAAGGATGTGCTGACTGTGCCGCCTGGCACAGTGAACACAAGCAACACAGCCAGCGTGCTTGCCGGCCTGATGGACGTGGCCATCTCAGGTACGTCAGGCGTGCCTGCACCTGTCATGACTAGTTTCCGCTTGATGACCAAAGGCATCAAGGACGCAAAAACTCGGGCCCGCGTCAAGCGGGCACTAGGAGAATGAGGATGACTCGATGCACACGATTCGCAAATGGATCGCATGGCTGCTTGCGTGGCTTCGATCATTCTTCCAGCCTGAACCAATCAAAGGAGAACCAGTAATGTCCGCACTCAGCATTCAGCCGCCGTATCCAACATTTCAAGAGACGGATGGCTTGCCATTGGAGAACGGTTACATCTGGATTGGCACCGCCAACCTTGACCCGCAGACCAACCCGATCAACGTTTACTTTGACGCTGCACTAACCATCCTTGCGCCTCAGCCAATCCGCACGCTGGCTGGCTACCCTGCCAACAGCGGCACACCTGCCAGGCTGTACGTCAACAGCGACTACAGCATTCAGGTGCAGAACAAGACCGGCAGCGTGGTCTACAGCGCACCGGCTGCGACTGAGCGATACAGCGATGCCGTGATCAGCAACATCAACGCCAGCCAAGTCATCTACGACCCCGCAGGCTCCGGAGCAGTCGCCACCACCGTACAAGCCAAACTGCGCGAAACCGTCAGCGTCAAAGACTTCGGTGCTGTAGGTGATGGCATCACCAACGACACGGCAGCGTTTCAGAATGCAGTGAACTCGCTGGCCAATGGTGGCACGGTCTACATGCCTGCAGGCACTTACCTGCTCGACAGCGTTGACATCCCGCACGAGCCGATAACGATTCAAATGATCGGTGCAGGAACATCGGCGACCATTCTGCTGATGAACAGCCCTACAAGCCCAGTCATTCGCACTCTGCCTTTTGTTGGACTGTACAGAAACACAGGCTCTGTGTTCAGTGACTTTGCAGTCAAAGCACATCCTCTTGGCTCTGCCAGCAACCTGAACCACATCGCCATCGATTGCGAGAGCTTCTCAGAAGTCACGTTCAGAAACCTGCGATTCATATCCAACGGCAGCGGATCGTGCGGCATCTTCATTCGCGTGATTGGTGGACCGAACAGATTCACATACGCAGTCCACATCGAGAACTTGATCGTGGCCGGTAACGTGGGACCAAATTACGTCGTCAAGACTGATGATGGCGGTGGTGGTGTTTTCACAAACCCGAACCTTGTCTATATCAGCAAGTGCTGGATATACGCCAACAGCAACATGGTTGCTGCCTTTGATATGTCCTGCTGCAGCGAGTACACCATTGACCGCAACTTGGTTGAATCCACTGGCAACTATGGCGTTATCTTAGGTGCTCGTGGCCGCATCTCTGACAACTGGTTTGAAAGTCAAGCAATAAGCCCGTTGCAATTTCAGGCTTCAACTATCGGCAGTCTTGATTCCAATGGAAACGTTATAACAGCCAATTATTTCAGCGGATATAGTGGCGCATTTGACATCAACACTTGTCTCGGAAATTTGTTTTTGGCAAACGAAGGTGGCGCGTACACATACTCCAAGTCGATCTCTGCTCCACTTAGCATATCAAAGGACAATTTCCCGGCAATTCCAACTGTCGCGCAAACATTTGGAACTGTAGGCGCATTGGCCTTGACGACGCAAGCTGTCACAAACCTACAGTCTGGAACTTACACGCTGGTTTATGGATTTACTCCAGGAAGTGCGTTGCAGCACAACGTCGGATTTACAGTTACTGCCCCTGCTGGGTTTGCGATTGCTTCAATCGTTGCGACTATCGGCGATCCAGTTCTTACTGGAACTGCGTATCCTTGTGGAGCACTTGGAGCAAGTAATGCGATATACGCAACAATTCCGAACAACAATCCATGCGTTTTGACCATTCAGGTCACGCTGCAATAAGGAGAAAATTATGGAACTCAAGTGGGAAATCAGGCAGCTCAATGTTATTCCTGAGCACAATGGCAAGAATGATGTTGTCTATTCTGTCGTCTGGATGCTGATCGCAGAAGATGGCGCATTTTCTGCATCTCATCAAGGCGTCATCAAAACCAACACAGATGATCTTGATCAGTTCATAGAGTACGAGAAACTATCTCGTGAGCATGTGATTCAATGGGTCATCGACAGCTTGTCGAGCGAAGAAAAACAGAAGGCACAAGACACTGTGATGGCGCAACTGAATGCTCAGAAAAACAGTTCTTGCATCAAATCCGGCACAACGCTGCCTTGGTCAACAAAATAAGGAGCATGAGATGCTGAAAACAGTTTCTTCAATCGCCAACGCCATCGGAGCGTTGAACTACAAAGGAACATGGAACGCCAGCACCAATAGCCCTGCGTTGGCGTCTGGTGTTGGCACCAAGGGTGACTACTACGTTGTCAGCGTGGCCGGTTCGACTTTACTGGACGGCCTCAGCAACTGGGGTGTTGGCGACTGGGCGACTTTCAACGGATCTGTCTGGCAGCGCGTGGAGGGTGGTGCAGACCTGAACGGAGTTACTCTTAACGTATCAGGTCAAGCAAATATTGGCGGCAGGCTTGGACTCAACAAAGCGTCACCAGCATACGGTCTGGACTATGTTGAAGGTGCGACATCTACAACGCAGCGGATGGCTACATCATCGGCTGCGGCAGGTGAGTGCGTGCAGCTTTTCGAGGTTTCAAACAACTTTAGCGGCATCAGCCAGTCTTTTGTGAAAGGCATTGGCTCAGGCAGTTCAGGTGTCAGCCAGTTGGCTTTTGGTGTTGCGATAACCTCCGGTGCGGTTACAGCCACCGATGTTGCTCGTTTTGACACCAGCGGCAACTTTCGTCCAAGCGCCGACAACGCATACAGCTGCGGGACTGGCCCTCTTCGCTGGTCTGTAATTTATGCAGCAACTGGAACCATCAATACATCTGACGCATCCACAAAAACGGTGCTTGGCTCTATTGATGATGCAGAAAAACGTGTTGCGCAGCGCATTAAGGCTGGTCTCAAAAAGTTCAAGTTCAACGACGCTATTGCTGAAAAGGGTGATGCGGCTCGAATCCATTGGGGTGTTGTTGCCCAGGACGTTCAAGCCGCTTTTGAGGCTGAAGGCTTAAACGCTGCTCAGTACGCAATGTTCTGCTCTGACACATGGTTTGAAAAAAACGGCGAGTACGTGCTGGACGAAGATGGTGAAATCATGACATCTGGCGATGTTCCTGATGGAGCAATCAAGGTCACAAGACTCGGCATCAGATACGAAGAGCTCCTGGCCTTCATCATTGCTTCAATTTAAGGAGAATCAAGCATGGCTACCAATTCCCAAATCGCATTTAACCCACAAGGCAAGACCGTCGTCGTGGCGGCTGCAGCCATCGCGCCTGCTGGCGTGCAGGCTCCTGTCTATGAGAAGTTCAACGCTCAGGCGACAGGCCAATACCGCTTTGTGAACGCAGGCACGAACACCGTGTTCTTGGGCACTGGCCCGACTGCTGCGCTGGCTCAGGCCGCTGCTGTTGCTCCTGTGGCTGGCGTTCCTTCGGATGCCATCGCTCTGGTGCCTGGTGCCGTGGAGATCATCCGCTTCAACATGGACACCTTCTTCAGCGGTCTGGCTTCTGCGGCGACCACGGTCTATGTCACTCCTGGCGAAGGCCTGTGATCTATGGACCAGGCCATCATCAACTGGTTGCTGGCAGGCTTCGGCGCTCTCATCGGCTTCATGCTCAACGCCGTGTGGCAAGCGGTGCAGGACTTGCAGTCAGCTGACAAGGTGCTTACCGAGAGGGTCGGCAGCATCGAGGTGCTGGTGGCCGGGGACTACCTTCGACGAGACGACTTCACGCACACGATCGAGGCGCTATTTGCCAAGCTGGACAAGATCGAAGACAAGCTCGACAAGAAGGTGGACAAGTGATGTACAAGCTCGGCCCACGCTCCCAGAGTCGCCTGAAGGGCGTGCATCCTGATCTGGTCAAGGTGGTCGAGCGAGCCATCGAGATCACGACCGTAGACTTCACCGTGCTGGAAGGCTTGCGCGATCCTGCACGCCAGAAGACGCTGAAGGAGTCCGGTGCAAGCCAGACGCTCAACTCGCGCCACATCACCGGCCACGCGGTTGATCTTGGGGCTTGGGTGGACAACCAGGTGGACTGGTCCTGGCCCCTGTATCACAAGATCGCAGCAGCCATGAAGGAAGCGGCCAAGGAGTTGAACGTCGCCATCGTCTGGGGTGGCGATTGGCGCACCTTCAAAGACGGCCCACACTTCGAACTGGATCGGAGGAAGTACCCATGATCCAAGCACTCATCCCGGCGCTGGCCCCCATCGTGGGCCAGATCGTCGGCAGTCTGTTCCCTGACCCGACCGAGAAGGCCAAGGCAGAAGCTGAGGCCATGCGTCAGCTGTTGGCCCACCAGAGCGAGATTGAATCAGCTGCGGCCAAGATCATCCAGACCGAGGCGGCCAGCACTCACTGGTTGGCGGCCAACTGGCGGCCACTGGTCATGCTCGTCTTTTGTGGACTCATCGTGGCCAGGTGGTTTGGCTGGGCGGCCCCCAACCTGTCCGAAGCCGAGTACCTGAAGCTCTGGAGCATTGTGGAGTTTGGCCTCGGCGGCTACGTGATTGGCCGCTCGGTCGAGAAGGTAGCTCCCAGCATCGCCTCGGCCATGAGGAAATGACAGGAAGCCATGCAGGCCATGGCGAAATAGAAAGGCCTAGGGCAACTAAGCTCTAGGCCTTTTCTGTATCCCTCGGGTCATTCCTGAGGGTCAAATCTCCACAAGAATCTGCTCCCAGGACCTGCCAGCACCAGTCCACAAGTCTCTGGCCGCCGAGTGTGGGTACTCCTCCACATAGACGATGCGCTCGCAGCTGGTATTGAGCAGCAGCTTGCAGCAGGTCACGCAGGGGCTGGCTGTCACGTAGACCGTGTGAATCTGGTAGATGTCACGGCACTGCAGCAGCGCGTTCTGCTCCGCGTGGATCGCTTGACAGCCATCGAGGTTCGTGCCGCTTGGCGACCTAGCCCCCTCGCAAATATGCGGGAAACCAAGCGGGTGGTATGGGTCATGCTGGTTGCAGTGTGGCAGTCCAGCCGCGACGCCGTTGTACCCAGTGGCCAACACGTGGCCTCGTGAGTTCAGCATCACGCAACCTACCTGGCGTCGGCAGCACGTGGCCCGTTGGGCCGTCAGCAAAGCCAGCTTCAAGGCCCACTCATCGCGGCTGGGTCTCATGTTACACCTCCCACCAGCGACGCGCGTCGCCAGGCCGGCTGTCACGCAGATCCTTGAGCTCGGACATGAGGAACTGCGGGTCGTTCCAGAGCAGTTTTGGCGTCTCGATTTGATCAAGCACCGTGCTACCAAGGCACATCTTCGCGTCGTCCCAGTTGGTCTCGTACAGGTGGCTGCTGGCCGCCGTCAAGAACAACCGACCGGGTGACACAGCGTCGGCAGTCAGCCGGTGCTCGTTCAGCAGGCCGCAGACTAGGTGGCTAAGCATGCTGAAGTTGAAGACGTCGTACGGCACGCCCAGCCAGACGTCGCTTGACCGCATGAACACGTGGGCATTGAGCTTGCCGCTGCGGATATTAAAGAACACCGCCACCGTGCATGGCACGTCCTTGGTGTTAGGCGGGCACTCACGCCAGATGGTCAGGCCAGCTTGCCGACTGTCCTCATCGGCCTGCAGTTTCTCGATGATGTACGGCAGTTGCGCCACGATCTTGGGGCCGTAGGCACCGAAAAACCGTTCACCGTCGTCTGAGAAGGCGGCGATGCGGCTGTTGTATGGGGCGATGGTCTCGACCCGGTCGTCACCAGACAGGATCCAGAACGCCTCGGCCACCATGAACTTGTAGCTCAGGCTGCGATCAGGCACGCGGAGCACCGGTTTCCGCATGTCGACCTCAATGGTACGCTGAGGAATCTCCTTGGTCAACTTGCCCCTGGGCGATACCAGATCCCCGTTGGCCAAGATGTCGTTGATGGCATTGAGCCATACTCGTGAAAAGTCCATGCCGTGCTCCTTAGATGAGGTCCAGCAGCGGATACCGCTGGCCGTGTTTGAATCGCTTCCAGTTCTGCGGGTGTTGGACACTTGCCGCCTTGATCTTCAGCCGGTACAGCTGCTGGTAGGCCTCGGTGCCGAGCGTGATGATGCGCTCAGGGTTCAGGTCGTAGAGCACCGACAGGTCCTGATCGGAGTTCAGCCAGAGGATGTCGTCCTCGCCAACCTCAACCAGATCCAACTGATTGGCCAGCCACTGGCTACAGCCCTCGCTGCTGAACGAGGCGAAGGGCCACTGGTACCAGGGATCGTTGTCCTTGCGCTCAGCAAACGACTCGCCGATCAGCACGACCCGCGCATCCCAGTTGCCAGCTGAAGCCAGATCAAGCGGATGCTGGCGCATGCGCAGGCCATCGATCAGCAGAGCCAGCTTGCTGACCTCGAACAGGTCGCCCTTCGTGTAGTCGTAGTCCACCAACGGCAGGTCCGTCGGCTGCTCAGAGTATAGGTCGTACACCGTCTTGAGCTGGTGCTCGTTGTCCAGCATCTCGATGTGCTTGCGGCTGAGGTAGTTGGCCTTGACGGTCTCCCAGCTGGGCTGGCACTTGACCACAACGGCTCCGCACCGCATGGCCAGACGCTCGAGCATCCGCCGGCTGGCCGACGTCAGGCGATCCTTGCCCTCACGGAACGCGACGCCGTACGGCATCTCGCTCAGCCAGCAACGATCGAAGACCACGTCCTGATAGCCAAGCAGCGCCGGCGTCATGGCCTCGACATACATGCGACCGAGGTTCTTGCTGACGCGGGGCAGCGAGGCGAAGTGCACGTACTTGGCGCCGGTCATCTGAGCGTAGGACTGGGCGGCAGTCGATTTGCCACCACCGTCCGGGCCCTCGAAGATCGTCAGCTTGCAGCTCACTTGGTCCATGACAGAATCTCCTCCAGACGCGCCTCGGGGCCAACCCAACCAGCAGGCTTCTTGACGTCGAAGGCGCTGCCCCGCTTGCTGTCCTCAGCCTTGGCCACGCGGACCTTGGCCATGTTGCACGAGTGGACGGCGTGCATGCCAGCGTGCCACTGAGCTGCATCGATGCCAGCGAACAGCGCCGTGCCGTAGGCCACGTAGGCCAGATCCAGCAGAGCATCGAACGCCTTCACGCGGTTGCCCTCGGCGAGGGCTTCCTTGAGCTCGTCCAGCTCCTCTTGCAAGAACTTGACCCGGAACTCCTGAGCTGCCGGGTCGTTCATGAGTTGATCAACAGCCCCCATGGGGAGGCCGAACTTTTCGTGGAACTCAGCGACATTGCCAATCATCAGAACGGCGCTCCTTTCGTGGTGGTCTTGCGGGCGGGCTTGACCGGCTTGCCGTCAGCGGCTTTGCGGCAGACCCAGAGGTTGTTGCGGGCATGGTCCTCGTGCAGCGGGCCGAAGATGTTGCTGATGGCGTCGTTGTCGAAGTACTGCTCCAGAGCTTTGCGGACCTCGAGCACAGCCGCCTTGCTACAGCCGGTAGGATCGACCTTGCCGATGTGCTTGATGTCCATGAACGTGCCGAAGCGACGCTCAACCACGTAGCCGGCCTTCTCGATGTAGCTCTGCAGCTCAGGCACCGTGTACTCGTGGATGTGGTTGGCCGCATGGCGCTTGCCGTCGTAGACCGGGGTCGAGAGCAGCAACACGCCACCCGGTTTGGTGCAGGCAAACATGGCCTTGAGCAGGTTGGTGCCGTGCTCGACCTTCATGTGCTCAATGACCTCGTAGTTGACCACGACATCCCAGCCCTCGGGGCGCTTCTTCAGCAGCTCCTTGTAACGCTCGACGAAGTTGAACTCGCCATGGAACTCCAGACGCTGGCTGTTGGACGGCTTGAGCTTGTTCAGGTCCACGCCGGTGTAGTGGCCAACGTGGGCAGCAGCTCCGCCAGTCAGGATCTTGCTCAGCGGCTTGTCTTCGCCGCAGCCGACCTCGAGAACGTTGTCCTTAGCCGAGACGAAGCGGCGGGCAAAGCTCCAGCGCCAGAAGTGGGCGGAGTAGTCGCGGTGGAGGGTGCGGCCATGGCCTGCTTCGTGCAGCTGAGTGGTGTCATAGTCACGGGTGTCGCGGGAAACTTCTTTGGATTTGGCCATGATGGCGCTCCTATTGGTTGCTGGTTATGGATTGGGCCACCATGGCCCACGGTGTTACTTACTGACCTTGGCCTCAGGCGGGTTGGCGCCCTGCTTCTTCAGGTGGTTGCGATACCATTTCGTGTAACCGCGCTTCTTCTCATCCAGACCGAACTGGGCTTGGACCTTCTCGAAGATCTGGTCGTCAGTCAGCTTGCCTTGCATGATCAGGTCTTGGAACATCTGGGCTGCAGACATCTTCTTCTCGCCAGTCTTGGCCGCCGGTTTCGCAGCAGGCTTAGCTGCTTTGGCTGGGGCCGGTTTGACCGGAGCCGGCTTAGTGGCAGGTTTTGCGGGAGCTGCCTTCTTCGCAGCGGTCTTGGTGGCGGCAGCCTTCTCGGTCGCCGCAGTCTTCTTGGTGGTTGCCATATCGGCCTCCTGTTTAGACACGTTAACGATCTGGCCCAGGTAACCCAAGGCCTCCTTGGTTGCCCCGATGGTCTGGCTGTAGTTGAGGAACAACTGACACGCCTTCTCCGCGGGGTAGTTGACCATCGGCTCATACCGCTGATCGAACTCGTTTGCCGTCGCCGTCAGGACCTGCAGGCCCTCGTTGACATCGAGCGGGATGTACTTCACGTGGGTGCCAGTCCGCTCAACCTGAATGCAGGTGCGGCGCTGGCGGTCGTAGCATGGGATGATGACCGGTGTTGGTTTCTTACTTGCCATTCTTCTCTCCAGATAGTTTGTCAGCTGTGACAGATAATTCCAGCAGGCCTTGCATCAAGACCTTGGCGTCCGGCCAGTATTGCGGGCCATAGACCTGCCAGTGAAATTGCACGGTTCCATGCTTCTTGGTCACCAAGGCGCGAGGGCCGCCATCGATGTACAGCTGAAACCGCTGCTCGTCGTGTGTGCTCTCGTCGCGAATCTCGATGGTGTCCATCACTTGCACTCGCCGTTGAACGCTGGCCAACCCTGCTCGCCATTGGTCTGCTTCCAGAGCTGGACCATGTCGCAGTAGTGCTGCTCTTGGCGCTTGGCTTCTTCGTAGTCATCGGTGCCAACCAGGCCCATGGCGACTACGAGGACAGCCAGTAGGCCGATGACTTGATAGCGCTTCAGCATGATCAAGCCTCCTTAGGCAGCAGGCCTTTGCGCTTCATCTCGCAGCGGTACCACGTCGGGTAGTGCTTCTTGGAGTCGTCGAGGTTGAAGCTGTCTTTGAGGACTGCCCACACCTCTTGGTTGGTGCGGCCAGCCAAGATCAGGTCACGGGCCAGTTGGCTGATGCCAGCGCGCTTGGGCTTCTCGGTCTTGGCAGCTTTGACAGCAGCTGCGATGATGGTCTTGGGCTTCGGGTTCTTGAGCGACTCGAGGTGCTCAGCGGCAGCGCCAAGTTTGCACTCGAACTTGCCGTCGACCTTCGTGATGAAGAGGTCGTAATCGCGGGCTTGGATGCCGAGCTTGCGCAGGGCAGAGGTGGCAGAATCGCGTGAAGCGTAGGTCTTGGTGGTCATGGTAATCCCCTCAGCAAGGTTTCAGTCAAGCACCATTGCGTTGACCGTGATTAGATTCTAGTGCAACGCAGTGGGCTTGTAAACACCTATTTTCAACTTTTTCTCAACTTTTTTAGGGCATCGAACAAAGCATTTTGCCCCTTGCGTTTGGACTTCACGGCGGCCAAGACCACCTCGTCCACAGTACCGCGGGCCATGATGTGGTGCACGAACACCTTCTTGCTCTTGTTGCCTTGCCTCAGCACACGACGGATGAACTGGTCGTAAAGCTCGAAGTCCCAGGTCAACGAGTGCCAGCACACGTGGTGGCCGACCTCTTGCAGGTTCAGCCCGTGGGCCATGGCCTGTGGGTGGCCAAGTAGGACAGGCAGGTGCCCTGCGTTCCACGCCTTCTCCAGCTCAGCTGAACGCTTGGCCGACACGCCGCCGCCGATGTAGGGCACGTCCTGCCCCAGTCGCTCGCGGAGTCGATCCAGGTCATGCTCGAAGTCGTAGGCCACGAGGATGGGCGAACCCTGTAGCTCCTCGATGAGGTCAGCCAGGGCATCAACTTTCTCGGTGTGCAGGTTGACCCACTCACGCTTGGACTTAGGCAGCTTGACAAGCGACTCGACCTCGGGGTCGATGTAGATGCCGCCGTTGGCGACCTGTCTGCACTTCATACTGGCAGCCGCTGCGTTGCTGGCCACGACGACCTTGTCGTTGAGCTTGGCGATGAGGTCATCTTCAAGTTGGTCATAGACAACCCTGACCGGCTCAGGCAGATCGACCCTGATGTTGTTCTCAATGAGCGTAGGCATGTCGAGGTAGTCGTCAGCGGCCATGCGCAAGGCGAGCGGGTTCAGGCGCTCGTAGATCTCTTGCTCGGCGCCCTCGCGGATGTTCCAGCTGAAACCGTCGTGGCTTGGCACGAAGTACTTCATCCGGTAGTGGCTGATGTAGGGTCCAAGCGTCCTGCCCTGGTCGAGGATGAAGCACTGGCCAAACAGATCAAGCAGCCCATTGGATGCTGGCGAGCCGGTCAGACCCCAGCGGCGGCGGAAGGTGTTGAGGACCAGCTTGATGGCCTTGAAGCGGTTCGTGTTCGTGTGCTTGAACTTCGACAACTCATCAACGACCAGCGTGTCGAAGCCCAGTGCCTTCCAGCGCCGTAGATCGACGTCAACCTTGGTCTTGCCCGTTGCCGTTTTGGTCTTCTTGACCTGCAGCAGCCACTCGAGACCCTCGGGGTTGATGACATAGACGTCGGCCTCAACCTTCAGCAACTCGTCCTTGTTGGGGCCGTGCAGCACCACGACCTTGATGTCATTGAAGTCAGACCACTTGTCAACTTCCTTTGGCCACACGCTGTAGCAGACGCGCAGTGGGGCGATTAGCAGAACCTTGTCGAGGACCTTTTTCTGCTTGAGCATCTTGATCGTGGCCAGCGTGATCGATGTCTTGCCCAGTCCTGGGTCCAAGAACAGCGCGCCTGCGGCGTGTTCCAGCAGGAACTTGACCGCCTTCTTTTGGTAGGCGTGCGGTGTCCACGGCTTGGCGGATGGCTTGAAGAGCTCGTACTGGGTCATCGTGTATCTCCACATGGTAACCAAGGTGCCGCAGCACCTGGTGGATGTATTCTTGTTTCGGCCTGACTTGGCCACCTGGCCGCTTGAACTCGATGAAGAGCGCGCGGCCACCTGGGATGAGGAACATTCGGTCGGGCCAGCCGGTCTGGCCAGTGACGTTGAGTTTGAGGTTTCTGATCCCCATCTTCAATGCGTCACGGCAGACCTTCTGCTCGATCTTGGACTCGAGTGTTCTCATGGCAGCTTATACCTGTCACGGCATGGGGCGCAGACGCCGTTGACCAACCTGGCCGACCACTCGCCGCACAGGTCGCAGTCGCCTGGCCTGCCCTCAGGTATCTTGGCTGCTTGCGCTCGGATCCTGCCGATGCTTGCCTCGTCCCACTGCTCATCACGCTCTTGTTGGCGGTCGATGTCGTCCATAGCGTCACACCATCAGCTGAACGGCATGGGCAGCCTGCGACTTGGCGTCGTCAAGCGCGTTGTGGTAGGTACCTTGGCGTGCCAACTTGACCTGCGGCTTGAGCGACTTCAGGGTGCGGTAGCAGCGGTTGTTCCAGAACTCCCAAGGGATGTTTTGGCCAATGGCTGCGTAGCAAGCAGTCAAGATCGCGTTGTCGAAGTCTGACCCGTTGCCCCAGACTTTGACCTTCTTGTGGCCGAACTGGGCGAGGAACTCAGTGAGCTTGGCAAGCGCGTCGGTCAGCACCAAACCACCTTCAGTCGAATGGCCGAGGACAGTCTTAGCCGACTCATTCTGCTTCTCCCACCAAGCCAGCGTGTCAGGGTCCTCATGCAGACCAACCAACGAGCAGCTGGCGCGGTTGACGACGCAATACATCTCTTGACCAAGACCAAGTCTAGGGTCGAAGGCGACGGCGCCAATCGAGAGGATTGAGCACCCGGCGCGGCGGCCCAGGGTCTCAAGGTCAATCATTACGTGTTCCATGTTATTTCCACCATTTGTTGAGGATGAACAAGAGGATGGCCAGGATAATCCATTCGGCAGGAGTCATGGCCAACCTCACTTAGTACTTGCACTGACCGCCACCGGCGGCCTTGTTGCTGGACCGATAGAAGCACCACCGGCACTTGTCGTTCGGTCGCGGCGCGAACTGTTTGTCGTTGAGCATCGCCTTGGTCCGCTTCTCCCAGAGCTTCTTGAGCTTAGGGATGTCGGCCCGCGTGAAGACCAGCTCAGCACCAACCTCAGGGTACGTGATGCCAAGGTCTAAGTAGGCCAGACGCGGCTTGACCTGCTGGATGTGCTCGTGCAGCAACAGGGCGGCCAGCGCGTAGAGTTCCAACTGCTCGACGTACTCCTCATTCATCTCAGGGCGGAACTTGCCTGTCTTCCAGTCAGTGATGATGAGAGTCTCATCGTCATGGTGGTGCGCACAATCGAGCTTGATGCGAAGCCAGCAGTTGATCCAGTCGTCCCACTGGGTCTCGTCCCAGTCCTTGGTGAAGGACCAGTTGTCTTCGACCACCATGCCGTTGATCTTCTTCTTGTACTGCGCCCGCAACTTCTTGAACTCGTCAGCAAACAACTTAAGCTCAGGTGGCAGTGACCGACCCTCGCCCTTGATGTACTTCTCAGCCAGCTTGTGAATTGCGTCACCACGTGCCATGGCCTCGTTGCCTGGTTCGCGGATCCGATCAATGGCGCTGAGTTTCAGCTTCAACGGGCATTGCTTGTACGTGCTATAGCGGCTGAAGGACCAGCTCGTCACCTGTTTAATCGGAATCGTCTTCTTGGTCGCCATCACAGCACCTTGCCTTTCTTGTCGTAGTCCTGGAGTTCATCCCAGTTGGTTAATGAGATGGCGCCTTCGCTCAGGATAGGGACGTCGAACTCGACAGACTCCATGCACTTACGCAGCACTTCCATTTCTGCTTTGAGGATCTTCTTCGGCACGCTGGCTGTGACCTGGTCGTGCACGTTGAGGATGATCCTTGCCTCCGGGTGCTTGGCTGCATGGTAGCGAATAATCGCCTCCTTGGTGCAGTCAGCAGCGGATCCTTGAATCAGGACGTTGACCAGCTTGTAGTCGAATTCCTGAATACGCCCGTTGATGAGCTTCGGCTCTTCGCAGTAGTATTCGCGGCCGCCCCAAGTGCGGATCGGCTGCTTGGACTTGGCTCTGAGCTTCATGTCTTGGTACATCTGCTTGAGACCAGGGTAGAGCTGCAGAATGGCCTTCTTCAACTCGCTGGACTCCTCAACCGTCATGCCGTTGCGCTCGGCCAGCTTGCCCACACCCATGCCGTAGATCAGACCGAGGTTCGTGTTCTTCACCGGCTTGCGGTCGTAGAACTTTCCCATCTTCTCAAGCTCGGCCTTGGCGTAGTCATGGAAGTCGATCCAAGGGTTCTCGAGGTACTTGTCCATCAAGGCACCACCGTCGAAGTGGGCCAGGATGCGAGGTTCCTGCTGGGAATAGTCGCGGTCGATCATGACGTGCCCAGCGAAAGGAGTGATATAGCTGCGCACCTTGGGCAATGGCGGCAAGTCCTTGAACGGGCACTTGGGCAGTTTCTTCTCAGGTGCCTCATGATGGAAGATCGGCTGAAACTCCTTGGGGATGTTTTGGAAGTTCGGTGTCGACGACAGACGCCCGGTCCGCGTGCCGACGTTAGAGTCACCAGACGGCGTCTTGGTCTGGTTCCAGGTCGTGAAGATCAGGCCGCCAGACGCTTCGGCCGTGGCCAACCAAGGCTGCATGAAGGTGTTCAGGCAGGTGTTTAGCTGCGTGCGGTACTTGAGCACGGCCAGCAGCACCTTGTCGGTCACCCCTTGCAGCAGTGCCTCTTTGTTCGTCTGGAACTTGCCTGTCGGTGTCCTAGGCAGCAGGTCAGGATCAGCCTTGCCAACCTCCACCATGGCATCGACTAGCTGGGCACCTGAGTCGAGGTTGATGTCTGGGTCAGCCTTGAGGGTCTTGACGATCCAGGCGTTGATGGTGTCACGCCACTGGTTGTACATGGCCACGTCGCTGCGCAGACGCTTGAGGTCCATGGGCAAACCCTGCCGCTCCATCTCCAGCAGAATAGGCATGAGTTGACGCTCACGATCGTAGGCGACCAGCATACCCCGCTCAGCCGTCTTCTTCCACAGCATGTTGAAGATCGCCTCGGTGCGATCAACGTCGCCGTTGGCGTACGCGCCCACGAGGTCACCAGGGGCGTAGGCGATGTAGCGGCCGAAGTAGTGGTCTGAGCTTCGTGATTTGCTGATCTTGACTCCTGGGACCGGCTGGTGCTCGATCAACCAGTCGCCGACTGCGTCACGCTCCTCAGCTTCCCAACCCAGCAATCGAGTGGCTGCCGGCTTCAAACCAAGCTCAATCTGATGCGGGTCGTCAAGGAACAGCAGGAACAGCGTGTCGTGAATGAGTTTCCAATCTGGGATGGCGAGGTTGAAGTGCACCTCAGCCACGTCGACGTCGAACTTGCCGTTCTGGAAGAGGACGCCGTCCTTGTGCTTGTAGGACTTGGCCAACTCAGTGGCCGCGTCTGACCAACAGCAGTTGTTGCCCACTGGGTGGCCGAAGGCAAAGTACTTGGCCTTCTTGCCTGGGTACTTGATGGACACACCAACCGGCATGGGCGGGTACTTAGGCCGGCCCTCGATTCCAAATGTCTCGAAGTCGATGGTCACTGGTTTTGGTTGCTTCATACTGTCTTGACCTCGAGTTCAGCCCGCTCGCGGTCGGCACGGACCTTGTTCAGGCGACTATGGATGCGCTTGATGAACTGCTTGCGCTTGCGACCCTTCAGTTCCTCCTTGAGGAGCTTCTGGCAGATGTCCTCATCGGCATCACGCAAGGCATCGTTCAGCGCCAGCCAAGTCTGCAAAGCTGGGTTGGTCACTGGTTTCTTAATCATTTGACGCTCCAAAATAAAAAGCCCGGCGGCAGGGCGGGCTCAAGGAGGGGAGGTGGCAACTGCGTACCCGCCCGGGTCAAGGCCGCCGGGGTTAACTCACACATCAGTACTTGCGGCCGCGAGCTTTGCTCACAGGCTTCTGAGCAGCTCGGCTACCGCGCTTCTGAGGGGCGTTCTCCTCATCGTTCGGCTGGTACGGGAAGTCGATCGTCGACTTGGCTTCCTCGTGGCGCTTCATGATAGCACCCATGAGCTCATCAGGCACGTTCATGATCGGCTCGAAGACGACCTTGAACTGGTTCTTAAGATCCGGCACGACCTTGACCTTGGTCACGATGCCGAACGGCGGGCGGCGCAGCGCACCGGCCACTTGCTTGACGAAGCTGGCGTAACCCTTGACCGAGGTGACAGGCAGCTTCATGAAGCCGACGGCCGTGGTCTCGTAGTGCTCCTTATCCTCGATCAGCTCCAGCTTGCCAGCCGCGTTGAACGTACCTGCCGGGATCATTGCCAGGCGACGCGTGTTGCGGCAGGCTTTGCCACGACCGGTCTCAGCCGAACCGAACTCGTTCATCTCGCAGCCAGCGCACTGACCGGAAGCCCCGCACTGCTGGTTGCCAGCATCGATGACAATCTGGTGGGGCTGCATGGTCTTCTCATCACGGCCGAATGCGAAGCAGATCGGGCCTTGCGGCACGTCCGGATCGTAGCGACCTTCGTAGTAGACATTCTCGAGGATCGAGTCGAGCACGATGACTGCCATCTGGTTGCCCGGCAGCGGAGCGTCTTGCCAGCTCAGGATGCCGCCCTTCGTGCTGAAGAACTGGCCGCCTCCTGTGTTAGCTTCCATGCCTGCGGCGATCTCAGCCTGCTTGGCAAGTTCCTCATCCCATTTGACGAGAGCGGTGGTTTGGGTTTTCTTTGTAGCCATGATCATGGTTCCTTGTAACTAGGACTGCACGGAATTTGAAAGCTCAGCAACCTCAGGCCGTGCCCCAAGGTCACTGAGTGACGTCACACCTTGTTGATGCTGACCGAAATGGCGTTGAAGTGCTCAACACCAGGGATCTCTTTGCCTGCTTCCCAACGCTCCTTGATGGCACCGTCGGTGATGCGGCGCTGCATGAGGTCGAACTGGCCGGTCTTCTTCACGTACTTGTAGAAGGCGTCCCAGTCCTTGACCTGCGGCACGACCTTCGTGATGACCGTGACCCGAGCCAGCTTGCCAGCCACGCCAGATGCTTCTGACTTGGGCAGTGTGTTGATGATGTGCTCCTTGAGCGCTGATTCCTCAGCTGCCACCTTGTCAACCTCCTTCTGCATGTCCAGCCGCTTCTGACGCAGCTCATACAGACGGTCGGCGCAGGCGCCCATGGTCTTGGGGAATTTGTATGTGATTTTGGCTTCTGCCATGATAGCTCCTCAGCAAGTTTCCGATCGATGTTTGACCGTGGTTAGATCATAGCGCGATCCGGCCACGATGTAAACACCTATTTTCAAAGATCGCGGTTGTCTCGGAAACCGAGGAACACTGGGAACCGCGGCTTCTCTTTCACGCCCACCGGTTGGCTCTTGTACTTCACAAGGCGGCCCATGAGGTTGTCGCCGATGTTCCAGAACTTGGCGCGGTCGGCTTGGGTGAACCCGGTGCCAATCTCGAACTCCACACCGGTTTTCAGGTCCTTGACGATAAACGATCCAAGCACCTGTGCACCTTTCATGCCCGCCTTCTTGCTGCTGCGCTCAAGGTGGCCTAGCTCATTGCGCACGGCCTCGTTGGTGTTGGTCTGCAGCTCGGTGAAACCGATGATCTTGGCCTCGGCATCGTGGAAGCGCTTCAGCTTCAGCAACCAACCTTCGCGGGCAGTCGACCTGCCGTGCTTGTAAGGACCCTCAGGATCGCGCAGCATGACCCCTTCGTAACCAAGCTCAAGGTAGTCGACTTCGTACTGTAGGAGTTGCTTCTCAGCCCCAATCTGATGGTGAGGCACGTCCTCGATGTGCTTGGCCTTCTTGATCCGGCGGTGGGCCGTGTGCAAACGCCGCTCGAAGCCACCTGACTCAGTAAAGTCGTCGAACACCCAGAGGCTGACCTCAGGTTCGCCCTCGATCGACATGACGCCAGATGTGGTCTTGTTGAACACGTCAGCAGCACCTGGCTCCCCGATGATCAACTCGCCATCGAGGCCGTTGTACTCCTTACGGCCAAACAGCTGCTGCACGTGCTTGTTGGGGATCGGCTTCAGCGAGCGGCTCATAGCCACGCCGTCGATGATCAAGCAACGGATGCCGTCCAGCTTCGGGCTGAGCAGCATAGGATACTTCAAGAAGTGGCCGTCGGTCGCGGCCGCAAGCATTGGTTTCATGATGGCTTCCTTTCACCTCGTTCAAAGGCCTCGCGGCCGTCTAAGCTGTTATGCACCCAGATCGTCTCAACGCCTTCTTCGTCGCGCGTCGGTTTACACCAGCAACTGCCGTTGAGGTCATGCTCACGTAGATCGTTCAGAGGCACCACGTGCCAGCCGGCGCAGTTGCAGTCACGGCCTTGGCGGCAGTTCTGGTTGCACGCCATTGAGCTTCTCCTTCATGTAGTACTTCAGACTGACCCGCATGGCGGCTTCGCGCATCCTGCTTGGGCTGCACAGCCGCATGGCTTCACAGCCCAAGGCCAGCATGGTCTCGAGCTCAGCCCGCTCCTCGTCGCCCCAGCCAACCAGTTCGGCGATGCATTGCTTCAGTCGTTCGTCCTTCAGCTTCGAAGCAGCGACCATGAGGTACTCAAGAT